AGGGCGACCAGTTGTATCTGTTGCGCCTAGCAATGCCTGGTATTGAGAAGGGTTAGCTATGTAGTTCTGTGCGAAGTAGCCGGTATTTTTGTAAATATTGGCTGCTGCCTCAGAAGTGTAATCAATGATTCCGGTACTGTCTGCAGTTTCATTTGATGCAGCGGTAGCAGCGGTAATTAATGCTGCGACTACGGCAGTATCAATTGCTGTTAAATATGCATTCTGTAACTGGGTTGTAAGTTCAGAGTAGAAATTTGGATCAGATCTTTCCAGTAATTCTACGCTGAGCGTATTCATACCAGAGTACTTGCTGACAGTTCCAGTTAGATATTCAGTAACCATCCCGGTATTTTGAACTGCGCCGGCTTCGGCTTCTACTGTTACTACTGGAGCAACGCCAGCTTGACCGCCAGCACTGGTAACAAGTGATGGCACGCTAATAGTCATGCCTGAGGTAGGCAGGGTACCTTGGCTGCAAGCATCTATTGCTGGAGTACCGAATCTAGTATTAGTTACAAATTCTGATAGGTACTGTGTTGGATTGAATGCTGGGTTAGTAGCAAATGAATCATCTGCAGCAGAAATGAAAAGACGAGATTCATCTGATCCTAAAGCTGCTTTAATTTTATGCTCTGTGTACTTCGCCATTGAATCGATTGGTGAACGTACTGAGGTGGAGATATAAGGTGTAGCTGTTACAGGACGTGAGGCTTCTACTATTGGAGTATCTGCCTCTGCCTTTGTTTCGGTTGGCTCGGGATTTTTGTCCACAGTAGCCTCGCTTTCTGTTTCGGTTGGAGTTGCTTCTTGTTCTGTTTCGCTTTCGCTAGCAGCTACTTTAGTAACGATGGCATCGGCATACGCCGGGCTTTCGACTAAAGAAACTTCGCGCATGATGGCACTGGATACGACCAGGACCCCATCTTTATCTTTCTTAGCTTTAACCACGTCTACACCGATACTTAATGAACTTACTAAGTCCTCGGCAGCTAAGGTTAAATAATCTGTACCTTTTTGCGATGCACTAACTTTAAAAGTGCCATAAATTCTATCTTGGGTAACTTCAAAAGCCTGCGCCCGGCCAATCGGATCATTTTGTGAATGCTGAGCTAATAATTTTATTTTACGTGCATCTGGTATTTCCACCGATCCACTTTCAAATTTTACAGGCCCGGCTGAAGTATTACCGATGGTGTTAAAAGGTAATACGACACCGCTAATTAATCTGCGCCCGGTATCTGAGCTTTCGATTTGACTCGAAAAGGTTAGCTGTATGTTTTCGATTTCCATTATTCTCCTAGTTCATTCCCTGGCGATAATTCTGTTTCATCTTCCATGTCATCCTCAGGCATTTCCATACTGTCATCAGATTCCCGGCCTTCTGGAGTTAAATCTTCCATTTCTTTAGCGTCGTCTAAATCAATTAAGCCAAGGTTTAACATTTTTTCTAATACGTCTAATCTAGCCATTGCATCGGCGCGTAAGAAAGTGTCATCCACGGCAAAGCGGACGACGTTATTATTGGCCGTCATATCATTCATTGACAGGCGATTTTCTATCGCAGAAATATAAGGCTGCAGCGTATAAGCTAAAAATTCTTTTCTGGAATCTAGGATATTTTGATAGGTCATCGAGTTATTCATATCAGCTGACAGCATCCACGCTGGTACGCCAAAAAGACGGCAGATTTGCGTCGTAAGGAACTGTTGCGACTCATTATAAGTCATGTCCTTAGGGCTAAATGAAGTTGGTTCGTAAGATAAAGTAGAAGTTAAATATGCGGTACTTCTATTTTGTCTAGCTGCCTTCCAGGCTGCTAACAATCCGCTAATTTGTTGCTCAGGTAAATCTGCGCCGGTGTTTTTGATATAACCAGTCGGCATTGGTGTAGCTGCACTAACCGCTGCCGCTTTTTCTAAATCTAATGCTGCCTGGATAGTTCTGGCACCGGCCTGCAAAATACCTGCGCCATTTAATCCTTGGAAAGTAATCAGCGAGCCTAAACCTGACATTGGGGCGCGGATTCCATCGACGTAGTACTCCTCAATCTCCGTGCCAAATTTATTAGTTGTAAATGTAACTCGGTTATTAGCTACCCATTCGTAACGTGAGCCTCTACCGTCATCTGCATATTGTTCGACAATACGCCAGTACGCTAAATTATAGAAAGCAAGGCTATCAACGGTCCAGGCCATCGTAACGCTTCGCGGTTGCCTGTAATCTGGTTGATCTAGCCATAAAGGCTTACCTAATTCTTCGCCTGTAGTTTTTCTGTATAACTCTAAATCAAGTGATGCAATAACTCCGGCGATTAAGTTACGGCATCTGGATACGGCCGGGACCATCATCGCAACATCTCGATTGATTGCGCCAATGCCTAATGAACTAGATCCAGTATTGAAGTAACCGTAGCCGTAAGTAGTATCCATTACGGCTGGCGCGTACTGCGCAGTTATTTTAGGGGTCGGTTCAGTTGCCGGTGTACCGCGTAAGCCTAAAGTTTCTAGTAATCCCATGGATACTATTTTCCTCTAATAGTCAAGCATATTTCAGGATTGCGTAGTGCGTGTCTAACTGTATATCTGTGCCTCTGCAGGTGGTTCAGTTAGTACGTGGATTACCATAGCTAATCCAATAGCAATATCTACAGGCCCGGCTGATTTACGTCTTACAATTCTCCAGGAACTATCATTAGTTTTAGCTGCGCAGTTAGTTAGGTGATTAATCAAAATATCCTGACCGCTATGCACCATGCGCTTATTACTCATCGCTTCGTGCATTTCACCGCAAGCTTGATAAAATTGCTGACCACTAATATCTCGGACGGCAACGCCGGACCTTTCTAACCTTGTGGCAATGCTCTGGGTGGTGTACTTGTCGTAACAGACCACTCTAGGGAAATAGATATCGCACCATTTCTTAATGGCTGCAGCTACCTGCAATTCATCGACCGATACCTGGCTGTAAAAGGTTTCTAGGACCGCTACGCCGATCTTTCCGCTAGGGGTTATTTGTCCTAACACCAAGGACGCATCGCGCCGGCTAGGGCTAACGTCGAACGCCATAACCGTAAGCGGTCCAGGACTTAACTGCAGGGTTTTGTCGGCGGTGTCCTCTATGCTGCCGTGAGGCCATGGACTAGCTAAGCTAGAAATCCACTGGCAAAGCGACTCGGTTCTAAAATCCTCGATTGTATTTACAGCTAGCGACTCCTCGATAGATTCCTCGGTTATAAGGGTTCCTAGGCTTGGATTAGCTAAAGCCCAGCCTTTGCGATCGGTAACCGCTGCAAACTCGGGAGCGGAGTATTCGTAGAAGCCTAGACTTTCCGGTGGATGGCTCAGGCACTTTTCGCGCAGATTATTTAAGACTTCGCTGAACGCATCGCCACTATTCGAGCTAAAGTAACTTTGCGCATTTGGTCTGGCCCGGGTTACCGGCAAGGCTGCGCCGTAGGCTTCCGGATTTATTTCTCGTAACTCGTCAATCCATAAGAAGTCGGCCGTACGTCCACGGCTACCGTCCCTGGTACTGGCTACTACGTCTAATCGGCCACCGCCGTACTTTGGCAGTATCTCGATCGACTCTGTACCGTTAGCAAATCGGATTTGTTTTAACATCGGGCGCAGGTAATCGCTACTCTCGAATAAGTACGCAATATCCCGGAAATTAGTTAAAGCCATTCCGCGATTGCTGCTCATTATTAGCTGATTCTTTTCGCCGAACAGTACGAGGCCCGAAATAGCGCGCATTCGACCTATATGCGATTTTCCATTCTGTCTGGCAGCTAATAGGAGTATAGATTTGCGTATAAAGTTTTCGTTACCGTCTACGGCTAACATATCGGTCAAACACCACCGCTGCCATTCAAGTAAAGGCACTCCGATAGCCGTAGCAAGGTCTGCAACCTCGGCAATCCGGGATTTGGCCTTTAACACCGGACTATGAAGCCTAGGTTCAACCGCCCCAACAAGAGGCTGGCTAGCTTTACTACGCATCTAGATCAAATCTGATCGGGCTGGCCAAAAGCCGGACCACTATGGACCGTACTGACCGTTATCGGGGAGGTATTGCCTCGAAAAACAGGGGGGGTCGCCGTCCGGGCTAAAAAAACCGCCTCGGACCGGCTACCTTTGGCGATATTGCAACGCCTACAACAAGCGACTAAGTTCTGTGGATCTAAGGCTAAGTGCGGATCCTTGCTAACAGGTATCACGTGATCTGTCTGGTCTGCGTCCTGTCCACAATATACGCACGTGTAACCATCTCTAGCTAAGACCACTAATCGCTGCTTTTTGTATTTACGTGTAAGTCTAGGGTCATTACGCTTTACCATTTAGTAATAACCTTTCTTTACAAAGAAGTACCACGCATTACACGGATTAGTATATCTCGATTCTATGTACTTAAGACCTAGATCAATCTGTTTAAATGGGTCCTTCTCTTTTAGCTTTAGAAGTTGTGGTATACCGAACGCACTGCTTCGCTTGTTCTTAGCTAATGGGTTCCAGTTACTTTCTTTAGTCCACAGTTTATTTAAACATACGTACTGTTTATGGTTTGTTAGTTTTGTATGTGCGTAGAGTTTATATATTTCTGTAGCTGGGGTACTCGCCCGGGCTGGCGTATTACACAGCACGCCCAATAGCACCACTGCGCCTAGCGCGCTTGCGCCGTTCCGGGCGCGCCCAGCGCGAGTGGAGCGTACCGGACGAGTCAATAGATCTTTGCATAACCGCAGGTCAGACGGCGTGGCATTACCTAACACGGCCTATGTCCAATCGTTTTAAGGCTTCGGCATTGTCTGCACCCATAGCAAATAACGCGGTTGGCATAAAGATCCCGGCTTCACCACCGGCCGGAGTTCTAAACATCATTCGGGACGGTAGCGGTACCATTCCATCGCATTGGTCCCAGATAGTGTTAAACCATTTGGCTTTAGCTATTTGGCACAGCATCACGCCGTTACCGTGTTCTATGAACTTATTAACCCAAGGTGTAGTTTTGCTGTAAGGTGGATTCATCCAGACCCTACCTACCCAATCCTGGACTAATCCATTGTCTACGATTGTGTAATACTTTTTAACCGGGATCCAAGGGCAGCCACCAATCGGCGAAGCCGGGTCGGTGTCGAACTTTAGACCCAAGCCAGCGAATATCCAGGCTGGCGTGTAATAATCGTCAGTGGTCTTTGGTACGTCGTCATCAGCTATCTCTAGTCCTAAATCAAACTCCATCAGGTATCAACTCCACTCCTAAGGTGCCACAGCCTAGGCATTCGACGCACTTTAACCCAGGCGGTAACAGTTCAGTAAAATCCAATATAATCTTGGCCATCACGGACTCTTTGCAGACCCGGCAGGTAAATTTAATCAGTTCCATAAATGCTATTCCTTATGTCTTGGATTGGAAATAAATTATTCTGCGGTATCCAATGGCAGCCGTAAACCTGATGTAGATATTTAGGCTTTCGGGCCATTTGCACTGGTATCCATCCGGCTATTTCATAAACCGGGCTTTTACCGACTACGAGTATGGCCACGTCCTGCTGCCTATCGGTTTCACCAATAGCTAAGTGGCCGTCCTTGTACTTGGTCCATTTGACCTCGAACCGCGTTCCTACGTCCGCTTCATTTTTGAAAGTGTTAAGCGTAGGTTTAAAGTTCTTAAAACCTAAGTACTGCGCGACTACCATTTCGGCTCCGACGGACTCTGCCATCTCAGCTATGTACTCGTGCATATTTAGATTTTTGTTATGCCTAGCTGCATGATTAGCTACGGCGTTAATATCGGTTACCCGATGAAATCCGACTTGATGCGCTTCGACTTCTTGCGCATAGTCGAGTACGACCCTTACTCGTTCCGACACTTGGCGCAAATCCATAGCACTACCTGCTTGTCTAGGTCCTCGATACCAATACCGCCGAGCGGATCTTGCTGGTTGTTGCATTTATCGCACCACGCTGTCGAAGTAACGCTAGTTACCTCGCCATCTACCATTCGCACCAATAGGCCGTCCTTTATGATTTCGACGTATCCCATCAGGTTAATCCTAACAGCATATCGTCTACGTCAGCGTTAGTAGGTGTAACACTAAAAGCCGGCTTTTTAGGCGGTTGCCATCTACCATTAGCGTCTATCTTGTACCAAATACTGTCGCATCCACTGCTCTTACCCATGATGCAGGTATAGCCATAGTAATCTCGGCCGTTCTTTGATCCCTTTTTCAAGGCCATTACGCCGTGGTTGCATATAGGAGCCTTTTCTATTTCCTCAGCCCCAAATTGGTCTTTGATTTGCTCCAAAGTTTGACCTACCGGCTTTACTTCTTTTGAACCGGGTTTATAGTCAGACTTTATAGGTTCTGCCATTTTTGCTTGGGCCTTTTCCATATCTTGTTTAGTTGGCCTTTTATCTACGCCAAGTAAAAGCCCGGCAGATCTACCGTAGCTAGAGGTTACGCAGTTCTCTACCCAGAAATCGCGGTTTACGCCACGGTCGCTTCTAGCTTCGTACGCAACGTCTACGGCTGCAGGGTTAGCATCGTTAGCGTCCCGATAAACCTCAGTTACCACGTAGCAGTAACCGGCTTGATGGTCGATCTTTAGCTCGCGTATGTTAAACCGGGCCATCGGAAAGTTGTCATGGACCCTTTTAATACGCGTAGCCACATCTTCATAATCGTTTAAATTAAACACGTTTAACCGCCTCTTCTGCTTCTCTAGCTGCTTTTCTAGCTTTGATTTCAGCGATTACTTTACGACCGTATTCCATCTGGTCTGCCAAAGACCAAATCGTCCCATCGTGCCAGGTTGATAGTTCAGTCCGGTGTTCATCGCAATAGGCCCTTTCGTTTGCTTGGCCCAAATGTGTTTCAGATACGCAGACCACCACGGCCTGGCTTTTAGCTTTTTCGTGCCATTCGTTCTTTACCTTGCCCCATTGCGCCTTACACATATCGCAATAACGGCCCGGCTGTGCTTTAACGATCGGCATTGTTTACCTGCTTACGCCACTTAGAAGCCTGTAGGTGCGCCTCGCGCCGTCCATCTTTGTACCCCAAGCCATAAGTGTAACTAGCTATTATCACCGTAAAAATACCGATGATGATCCAATCTACTACGTCCATATTTAGCCCTTACCGCCGGTAAACCGTCGTTACCGACTCTAAAAGGGTAAGCCCTACTACCGACAATAGGCAAGGACAGACACGCGCTACGGCCTATTTATCGCGCTGTAGCATCATTTCGTAAAGGATTTCAACCCGGGCCTCTAGACGTGTTACTTGGTCTTTAATACTAGATCCGGAATTTTCTCTTAGCTCTATCAGGTAATGCTTTACTAACCATCGAACTGAGCCGACGAAGGAGCCTATAATTGTAATTACAGCTACCGACAGCGCAGCCCAGTCCGACGAGTCCACGGTTACTTCTTACGGCCGAACTCGACCGCACTTGGATCTAGCCACTTTAGGACCGGGCCAATAAACCCGGATAAAGCTGCATAACCCAAAGCCTTAGGGTCTGTCGTACCAGCTAGAAATAGCGCGCCAGCAGAGGCGAGCGCAGCCCTTAGCCAGGATAGAAACATCTGCTTTGTTTGCATTTTTCTCCTTAATTTACTTCGGAATATACGTATACCGTATCGGTTCCCGATGCAGTAACAGCGTATAAAGCCTCATAAGCCCCTAAGGGTAAGGTTACCTTGTCTTGGTTATCTAACTTAAAACCTGTCGTACTTGTAACGCTGGCGTTTCCTATAAAGCAGGCACCACTGGCAGCGTGTAAAGATACGGTTTGATCGTGTGGATCGGCAGCTACTAATAAAACTGGAGTGGTAGTTACCGTTACTTGGCTAGTTTTCATTTAGACCTAATTTCGCTATTAACGCTGCAGCCTTTGCAGGTGTTATATCTATTTCAAAGTGCATTTCATCTTTTCTGTTTAGGTAATCACCGCCCCATCTCAGCCCATACTTTTTAGCTAAGGCCCGGATCATTGGTACTTTCTCAGGTGGAAAGGTACCGACTAACCCAAGCGCGTGTTTAGGTGCGTTTAGGTCTATGGCCGTGCCGGACGCGTGATTGCTTAACTTGTCTGTTGATCCACGAATCTGCCTAAATGCGTAGCCCCAATCATCCAAGGGTCCTTGATCGATAGGTTCTATTAATTCGTGAAACTCAGCAGCGAAGCCGATCAACAATGGTGCAACGGCCTCGGCGCAGCGCAGTTTAGTCTTTGTCCCAGGTACGGTGTAACTTTTAATAGCTATTTCGTCCGGGTCTTTCGAGGCGCGCCAGCCGTTATGACTTGTTAAAATCATTAGCTAAGCAGTAACTTTGCTTCGTCCTCAGTTATGCCTAATTTAACCAACAAATCAGCCTTTGCCTGTGCTTTTGCTTCCGCTTCGGCTTTTTCTTCTAATGCTTTTGCTTGGTCTATTTCATATTGGGCAAACTCATCATTATTCATTTCTCTTTCAATAATTTCATCTGTCTCAATATTGTGTATTTTTATTGTAGGTCTAGTCATATTATTTAACTCCATATACTTTAATTGTGCCAGCAGTCATTGTTCCAGTACCTGTGAAGAATGTAAGACTATCTATTGCAGAAGAACCGGTATAAGTAGCGCATAAATCATAAAAAGTTGGATCATTTACTTTACTCATTGATGTAGTTCTAATAATTCTTGGAGTGGTGTCTTTGTAATTTGGAATAATAATGTACATTCCTATTCTATCGTTGGTAGTTGATGAATCGCCTTGCTGTGCAATTTGGATAGAAGTTTGGCCAATTGCTGCACCGCCATTATATGAACCGCCCGAGGTATTGATAGTCCTGCCCCAGTTGTAATTGCTGCCAGTATCGGAATTACATCTTAATTGAAAATAAAAACCATTTGAACCACTACTAAAATATGCGTTATTTATTACAATCACTAATTGATCGTAATCTTGACTTATTGATGAGATTGTTAATGTACTACTAGTCATTGTAGTCGTGGATAATAAATCCAAACCACCGCCAGCAGGTGTAGCCCATTTCAATCCAGTAGCCGTAGTGGAATCGGCTGTCAGGACTGTATCGTTAGCACCGACTGCAAGCCTGGCAAAAGTATCTGCTCCTGTTCCTGGTACTAAATCGCCTTTAGCATCAATTGCCGTGGCCATCGAATTTGTGATTGTTACGGTCCCGGAAGTACCACCACCTGAAATACCGACTCCAGCAGTTACGCCTTCAATATCGCCGGTAGCACCTGATGCGACCCAGGCTGCTCCATCGTAATACCACAAGCCATTGGTGTCTTTTGTAAATGCAAATTGTCCTTCTTGTGGTGCAGTAATAGCTGCATCTCTAGCTGCCGTACTGGCAAATACTAAAATGCCCTGCATTAAATAACCGTTTACGTCGCCGGCGGTTAAAACTTCGCCAGTCGTAAAGGTCTTAAAACCTAAACCTGCTGCCATAATTGCTCCTTAATAGCTAAGTACATTGTAGTCGAGTCGGCCGTATATGTTGTTATCCAAAATCAGCGCGTCGATGACTGGCTCGAGCGTCGTGAAAGTGGTCTTGAAACTATTCGGCGTTATGGCCATCGCTACGCCGAAAATCTGTAAGGTTTTTTCTAGGGTTGATCCGCCGGGCTGTGTAGTTATTACTGTAATAGGATCAAAAAAATCCAAATCTAGGGCTGCAATTATGCCGGCATTGTAATTAGGTGTATACAAATCCAGGACTATGGCATCGCACCGTATAGAAGTTTCGGCCCGACTAGCTACATAAGCCTGGGCATAATCCAAAGCCACCGCGTCGGTTTGCATCAATAAGTTATCCAGAAAGTACGAATGTAAGAAATATTTATCAATCGAAGCCTGATTTGTGGCTACTTGAGCAGAACCGCCAGCCCGGGTAATTGTGGCTTTGTTAAAAATTAATACGTCGTTAAGGGTCCAGGCTGCATCCATATAAGGAATTCCAGTACCGTCATCAGCGAATAAAGTAGGAGTACCACCAATAGAGCTGGCAGTTACGTTTCGATCTTGAAATACAAATGATCCGGTTGCGTCTACGTATACGGCCCCATATTCAGACTGGGCTACGGTAGTAAGGGCTTGTAAGGCTGTTCGGTTAGTCCCAGGGTCTGCCTGAAGAGTGGTAAGCCCGGCATCTATGTCGCGCATACTGATCGGCCAGTCGATTTCGTCCAATATAGCGTTTACACGCGCCCCAGATAGTTGGCCGGCACTGGTACCTGTAACCGTGTTGATTTGTGCGTTATAGGCCAATCTAAAGGCATCTACGGCCTGTATTGTTGTATACGCTACCTCCTCAGCCTCTTTCGGATAAGTCGTAACGTAGCTGGTAATAAATCCTGAAAATATAGGGTAAGTAACCCCTGCGTATGTAGCTGTAATTTGAACCTTTTTCATAGGTGTTAAAAGTTCAAAATAGGGACTGGCTGGGTTCTGGGGATTGAAGTCCCCATTCTGATCAACAATACGAAGGGTTAAAGTACCAGTCTGGAATTCGTCGATTAAGGCGTTACGTCCTCGCTTGGTTTCGATCCGGTTAATTTGATTAGATACGTCTACAATCACGGCTGCCGAATCTGCTAATACGTTAGTACCTAATATTCCTTGGTCCAGAATCATCGCCTGAGCAAAGGCCGGACCAGTTGAAAAGTTGATAATTGCGTTTACGGTAGGAACTGCCATTATAGACCGCCGGCTATACCGTATGAAATCCCAGACTTGGTAGCTATTTGGATACTTTCAGCTACAAGTTGAGCAAATCGATCACCGGTCTGGGCGGTGTCTACTGTGATTTTTAAATCAGCCATAGATCGTTCCTCGCCCATTCGAACCCGAGCAGGATCAAATGTGCCGGCAAAGCCACTGACTCCACCACTCGGCACGTTAGAAGTTATTCCGGTTTCAATACCAGTTACTCCTCCAAGTGAACTTATAAAGGCAGCAATCTGAGCGTTTAAAGCCTGGACCATTTGTAAAGCCGTATTTTGTAAATAATCATCGATTTTGGTATTTAAAGTTTTAACTCTAAATAATGCAAAATCCTCTAAAGACATTCCGGCTAATCTGGCCTGTTCGGCTAGTTTTCTTAACGCCTCGGTTGCCTCTAGTTCAGCTATTATTTTTTTAGCTAAGGCTTCGTTATTGTCTAAAATGGCTAATTGAGCCTGAATACGTAATTTAGTTTCTTCGTCAGTTGCGCTATTTAACGCAGCCGTTAATCCTATTCTTTCTAGATCAAATCTTTTTTCTAGTTCTTTAACGTTCTTGTTTTCAATAGCATTTTTAGCTGCAATCAATCGTAATTCCTCGGCCCTGGCCCGGGCTAATTGATCTGCCACTCTTTTTTCTTGTTTAACTTGTTGCACAAATATTCTTGAGGCGGTTCTTTCTTGTCCACCGCGATCTGATGGCTGGCGACCTGCTGCTCTTAAAGCTTCAGTTCCTCGAATAACTGGTCCAATATAAGGCAAATTTCTCAATATCGATCCATCTACGCCCGGTATTGTTGTAATTTCTTTTAGTTTTTTAATTACTTGCGCTAATCCTAATATAACTTCGGCGGTAGCCGTAGCAAAGTCCTCCATATTTGTAGCTAAACTTTCTACGGTGTTATCATCGCTTAAAAGAGTTAAAGCGTCTAATAACCCTTTACCTATGATTTCTTGGGCATCTGCCGAAGCGACAGCCAATAGATCCATTTTACCTGCGTAAGTTCCTAACCTAGCTGCTGCTTGGCCTGAGAACTTTTTATTAAGTTCGGCCATGATTTTATTCATGTCGCCGGATTTGAGTAAGGTCTTATCTAGGCCAGCACCTAATCGGCTAAGGCCTGTCGTGTTACCGGCATAACCACGTGCTAAGGCTGTCGTAACAGTTGTTAAAGATTTACCGGTGGCTGCGCTTACGTTTAACGCAGTACTTAATGCATCCTGGCTTTTAGTGATTGATCCAGTTACCGTCAAAAGTTGTTGAAAGGCCGGCCTTAACTGGTCATCCAGCACGCCGGTAGTTTTCTGTAAGTTCGCAATATAATTTTCTACAGCCGGCGCGCTAAATTGGTACCCGGTATTTTTTAATTGAACCTCTAGCGATTTGGCCGCTTTCTCATCGGCTGCAAATGCCTGGACCGCTTTCTTGCTGTAGTTAGTTAATGCTCTAACACTGAAAGCAGCAGCAAATACTTTAGCGAAGCTCTTTACTTGCTTTTCAAACTTGCTGACTTCTTTCTGTCCTTTTTTAAGTCCCTTGTTATCGAAGGTACTGACCGCCGATACGACAATATTCGCCATTACGCTACCTTCTTAATTTCGGTGTCTTTTTTGAACTGCACAGCTACGGTTTCGATGGCATTTACGACAGCCGGTATAACAGTATTCTTAGTTTCATCCCAGGCTCTGTAAACCACTCGGCCCCTTTGTTTACCTTGGCCTTTCATAGTACCTAACATTTCAGCAGCGGAATTAAACTGCTCAGGTGCGTTAGGGTTTATAGATCCAGGTCCGGAAGGTTGCTTTAGGCGACCGGCCCATTCAAATATCATTCCAGGAGCCTTGGTATTAGCTACATAAAAGGCTGCGCTAAATCCTGATCTATTACGCTTATTTTTGCCTGCAGAATAAACTATGCCATCTCTAGCTGTTGCATAGTCGTATGGTGGAAATGGCCTATACCCAATAGTGCCAGTAGAGGCGGTAGGTCTAGCCCAGCCACTTAATACTTCACTTTGGCCCGGTAAATAACCCCGGGCTTTGTTACGGACAATAAGCATTTGAAATTTAATATTTTTAGACATTTCTTTATTGAGTTGCGGATCTACGTCGCGCATCGCTTTTTGGAGTTGTTTAACGCCGGATACGTTTACTGGCATTTTTGATCTCCTTAGCTCTATCTCTTAATACCTGGATAATGGCTGCAAACATCTCCGGGTCCATTTCTAAAAACTCCTTGGGCGCGATACCAGTTTCGACGCTTAACGCAGCGATACTGAAAGTTAGTGAATCACGCCCAGTTATTTTTTTTCGTCATCTAAAACCTCTACCGTGTCCAAAGTATCTATGAACTCTGGGCCGAAAAGTGGCACGGTGATATTGGCCCTGCGTAAACACTCCCAAGCCAGCCAATAGATATGGGTCTGTTGTTCGTGATCGCGCAGCATTTTGCTAATACCAGCCTGCCACTTTATCTCAAAAGCATATTCGACACCCGGCGTAATCTTATGTTCGGTAACTTCGCCGTTAGCCCTTGTTATCTTTAGCTTTGCCATTATTGCTCCTTAGAAGGTTCCTGTAGTTGCGTATGCAACAGTTGAGTTACAAGTAAAGGTAATACTGGAGTTATTAATACTAGCTACATCACCGTTAATAGGTGTTAGATTATTAATAAGGATCGATACGGTGTATAGCGGATTAGTTGCGCTTACAGCTGTACCTTTTACCGGAATCAATACTGCAGTTACTGTAGTACCGTAATTAGTCTGCAGTAATGTAGTAATTTGTGAAGCTGCGAAGTCGTTAAAAAAGTCCAGCGACAGGGTGCTAGATTCCAGACCCTTGGTAAATTTATGAGATAAATCTCCAAGTGTACTGACTTCGAGTTCATCGAAGGTTTGTGTAAGTGTTGCGCTTGATACGTGGTCGCTAATATCTACAGTCGCGATTTTAACGCCAACGCTCGAGTTAAGCATTACGGCCATTTGTTATTCTTCTTTCTCTGCGGTTGGCGCAGCCTTTGGTTTTGGTGTTTCTTTTATCTGTCCAATTCTGGCCAGAAAGTTGTTATGGTTTATATCGTATTCGTCTGACATTTTAGCTCCAAGTGGTTAGGGTTGAAATTGTAATTTGGCAGGTCAGCAGCGGACCGCTCGCAGCATCTAAAATGCTAGGTGCAGATACGGTGCCAACATTAAGGACCAGGCTAGAATTAGCGATCTTGGTAAAGACCGCTACTATGAAATCCTCTATACCTGCAAGATTCCCCTGGTTATCGAACGCAGGTACAGCTATTAAAATATTAAAGTTAGCTAAAGGCGCGATCGTACTGTAATCATTATTAGTCGGAGTTATGTACGGATCAGCCGGAATAATCGAAACACTATTAGCCAATAAATTAGGAGCCGGGTAAGCGAAGGTAGACCATACGCCCGGATTAGCTAGGTCATTAGCTATTGTGGTTCGAAGTGTAGTGATCGCTTTAGGTGGCATAATTAGCCGACTAACGCTGAAGGATTGGCGTACGGTTGAATAAGTCCGCGTACCCTGTTAATCAATTGAAAGCCCATTTTATAAGGCGACGGCGTATAACCATCAATTCCATTAGGTGAACTCTGAGCGGTTTGCCGGGCCTGCCAAATATCTACGGCTAATACCATTGCAGCCTGACGGATGGCTGGGGTAGTTGCGTAGCTGGCTGTTTTCGTATCTGGCCCGGTCGCGGTACCGTATGGAAGGACACGATGGAAAGCTTGATTAGCAGTTACCTTGGCGTATTGGATAAATGAATAACCGTTAGGGTAATTGGTCCACGCCCAATTCCACCACAAGGCAGGGATGGAATTAGAAGTCCCAGTACTCCAAGGCACTGTCCCAGTTAAAGTATAAGTTCCATTGTAGGTCGCACCAGACGCAGCAATAGTTACGCTTTGACCAGTTACAAAGATACCGGGATTAGCTAATAAAAGCGTCGCCACGTTATCTTGAACCATCGCTGCCACTACTGGCGCGGTATCGAACCATAAATATTGATTAAGTAGATCCTCTGCTGTTTGACAGACACTTTCTACATCGGCATTAGAGTACAGAGTGCCAATACCTAAATTATCACGAAGCTCCTGCATCGTAACGTAACTAGCCGGCATCTCTGTACTCCTATCTTTAATAGCTCTGTAGGGTTAAGGGCTACTAAACCCTACAGATTACTTATGCTTTTATTAAGCCTTCATGTACTTATAGATACCGCCAGGCATTTTGGCGATTGTTGCCATAAAGCCGTAGATCGCTACTTGTACTTGCAGATTTGATACCACGTTCACGCTCATGTAAGCCTGAGGTGAGCGGTATACGGTGAATGCTTCTGGCGCAAGGATCAACGCAGAGCCATCATCGAATGTAGTAGCTGCGAAGTTCTTATCTACGTATAGATCAAGTCCTAACACGTTACCACGAATAGATGTAGGTGCTACTTGTCCTGCTGCGTTCATTGGTTGAATTGCATTGTAAATAGGGCGACCAGTTGTATCTGTTGCGCCTAGCAATGCCTGGTATTGAGAAGGGTTAGCTATGTAGTTCTGTGCGAAGTAGCCGGTATTTTTGTAAATATT